ACGACCCGCGTTCGGAAGGCACCCCATGGCTGATTCCCTGGCCGGCGCGCTGTTCGCCCACCCGCTGGTTCCCACTTCGCACTGGCAGCCGCGGTGCGCCATCTGCCGCCTGGCGAAGGACCTGCCCGAGGCCTACGAGTGGGTCACGCGGGCGCTGCTTGGCGGCGTGCTGACGCAGCAGGAGATCGCCGACGAACTGCTCTGCCGGGGGGGCGTCGAGGCGCGGCAGTCGCAGCTCTCGAACCACAAGACGCAGCATCTCGATCCCGACCTGGCCGACGCCCGGGAGACCTTCATCGGGATGCGGGTGATGCTGGAGTTCTGCGGCGACATGCCCGCCGACCAGATGGCCGTGGTCTACGCCCAGGTCGCGATGGCGAAGCTGGGCGAGCTGCTGCGGGCCGAATCCGATCCCGAGGTGGCGACCAAACTCGGCGGCACCATCGCCGCGCTGAGCAAGGCGCTGCAGAGCGGGGTGCAGTTGCCCGGCCAACTCTCCGCGCAGGCGCTGGACAACCGCGCCCGGGAGATGCGGGAGGCGATTGCCCGGGGCGAGTTCCAGGACGCCTTCGCGGCCTGGGTCGAGACCAACTACCCGACGCTGCCGAAGCTGCTCGCGGAGCAGAAAGAGGCCCATGATGCGGGTTGAGCAGTGGGATGCGGCGAGCCGGCGATGGGGCCAGGACCCGCCTGGGCTGTTTCTGCGGCGGGTCAAGGTCAAGGTCTGGTTCGTGGCCGTGGTGGTGGTGATCGTGGTCGGCATCACGCCGCTGGGCCCGGCCGGGTTCGTGGTGCTGGGCCACCACGACGTGACCTGGCGCGGTGAAGGAGGCGGGTTCCGCGTCGCGGCCGAGACGCACTTCGGCGACGACGCGGCGCAGCTCGCCGTGGGGCTGGCCACGCTGCTGCACCTGGAGCTGGTGGATGTCTGACGTCCTGACCGCCCCTCCGCCGAGGATCCTGGTGCCCGCGACGCCGCGGGCACCGGAGGAGCATCGGGCGTGGTGGGACGGCCAGCGGGGGATGAACGAGGGACTGTTCGGCCAGCTTCTGCCACCCGACATCTTCGAGCAGCGGCAGGAGCTGGCGAAGCGGTCTCGCGAGGTGGTCTGGAACTTCGACCCGCACGCAGGCCAGCAGCCGGTGCTGGCCTGCGACAAGCGCTACATCATCGTCGACTGCGGCCGGCGCTGGGGCAAGTCGCTGCTGGCGGTGCGCTGGGCGGTCGACGAGGCGCTGCGGACCCAGGGCAAGGTCTGGCTCTGCGGCCCGACCTATGCCACGGCGATGCGCGCGCTGTACGGCCAGTTGATCGCCCAGTTGCCGCGCCCGTACCGCAAGGTCACGGCGTCGGCCAGGCGCATCGATCTGACCGGCGGTGGGGTGATCGAGGTGGTCTCGCTCGACAACCCGGACAACCTCCGCGGCGAAGGCCTCGCGGCGGCGGTGATCGACGAAGCGGCGTTCACCACCGACTACGCGGTCGAGCAGGTGATCCGGCCGATGCTGCTGCAGACCCAGGGCCGGCTGCTGGCGATCAGCACGCCCAACGGCCGCAAGGGCTGGTTCTACCGCTGGTGGCTGCGCGGGCAGTCGACCGACGCCCAGGATCAGCGCTACTGGTCGGTGCAGGCGCCGAGCTGGACCAACCCGTTCATCCCCGAGGAAGAGTGGGACGAGCTGCGGGCCAACACGCCGGAGAACGTCTTCGCGCAGGAGTACGGCGCCGAGTTCGTCGACAGCACCAGCCAGGTCTTCCGCAACGTCCAGATCGCGGCCACGGCGCAGCGGCGTCACCTGGTCGAGGTCGGGGAGTACTTCGTCGGGATCGACTTCGCGCGGTCGGGCGACTACACCGTCGTGAGCGTGCTGCAGAAGCTCGACGGCGGGCGGGCGAAGCAGGTCGAGATGGAGCGCTGGCACCGGATCGACGACCTGGCGCAGGTGGCGCGGATCGAGGCCATCATCGACCGCTTCAAGCCGCGCAAGGTGCTGGCCGAGAAGAACTCTTTTGGCGCGGTCTCCATCGCCCTGCTGCAACGCAAGGGCGTGGCCGCCGAGGGCTTCAACACCTCGGGGTCGAGCAAGGGCCCGTTGATCCAGCAGCTCGCCGGGGCGTTCGAGTTCCGGAACATCGACCTGCTCGACGACGCGGTCCAGACCAACGAGCTGCTGAGCTACGAGCGCAACGAGACCGCTAACATGACGGTCACGTACAACGCCCCGGCGGGCTACCACGACGACACGGTGATCGCCCTGGCGCTGGCCTGGCGCGCGGGCTTCGGCGACCCCGAAGGCGTCAGCCTCGGCGGTCATTTCGAGGGCGAGGCGAAGACGTATGAGGACCGCGACACGATCGTCCCGGCGATGACCTGGAGGGCGGGCTGATGGGCAACAAGAAGAACCGGAAAAAGGCCCGGCGCAAGGGCGATTTCACGCCGATCGTGTCGGGCTCGCGCAGTTACGCGATGCCGAACCAGGCGACCCTGCTGCGCGAGTTAGGGATCTCGGGCGACACCTACGAGGGCGGCCTGGTGGCCGACCCGTACAACCCCGCGTTGGACGGCGTCGCCTGGTTCGCGAAGGTCGACGAGATGCGCCGCGCGTGCGGCCCGGTGCAGGCCGTCGAGAGCGCCATCACGCTGCCGATTGCCGATACCGACTGGTCGGTCGATGCGCTCTCCGACGAGGTCGGCGCGTTCACGGAGTACGCGGTCAAGGAGGCGCCCAGCACGACCTTCAGCGATGTGATCCGCCGGGCGGCGATGGGCGCGGTCTACGGCACCTGGGCGATGGAGATCATCTGGAAGGAAGAAGACGGCCGGTTGGTGCCGCGCCGCTTCGCCGACCGGCTGCCGCGCTCGATCAGCGGCTACGTCAAGGCGCCCGACGGCGGCCTGGCCGGAGTCAAGCAGGAGGGCACCGACAGCGACGGCAAGGCGGTCGAGGTCGAGATCCCGATCGTGAAGCTGCTGCTGTTCCCCTACCGCATGGAGGGCGACAACTGGCACGGAATGTCCACCATACGGACCGCCAATCGCCACTACGACCGGCTCAACTGGCTCGACCAGCTCAGCGCCATCGGCGCGGAGCGCGGCATGACCGGGGTGCCCTACGGCAAGGCGCCGGAGAACGCCACGGCGGAGGACAAGACCACCGCGCTGACCGTGCTCAAGAACCTGCGGCGGCACGAGTCGTCGGCGCTGGTGCTGCCCTTCGGCTGGGAGATCGCCGAGATCGGCACGCAGTCGGCGAAGGACCTGATCGAGCTGATGGAGTGGCACCGCGGCGAGATCCCGCGGGCCTGCCTGATGGACTTCATCGTGATCGGCGGTGGCGACGACGGCAGCATGGCGCTGGTCAAGTCGAAGCTGCAGCTCGCGATGATGGCCTGGAACTACTGGTGCGGCTCGATCGAGGACGTGCTGAACCGGCACCTGATCCCGCGACTGATGCTGCTCAACGGCTTCAACCTGAAGCCCGCCGACATGCCGAAACTGCGGGCCTCGCGGGTCGGCCTGGCGATGCTGCTGGCCGAGATGGCCGACTTCCTCGCCACGGCGCTGACCGGCAAGCTGATCGTCCCCGACACCACCGGCGGCGACGAGAACTTCTGGCGCGGCATGATGGGCCTGCCGCAGCGGACCGATGAGGAATTGGCGACGACGTGGGGCGCGGCCGGAGGGGCGCCGCAAGCAGCGCCCGAGTCCGCTGCCAGCCCCGCGAACGGGGCGCCGCCAGCAGCGCCTCTACAGGCGATGGACGTACGTCCCGAACGGGCCTTCGCGGCGGTCGACGTGTCGGTCGCCGTGTCGCGGGTGGCGGCGGATATGCAGGCGGCGGAAGACGAGTTCCAGGCTGCCGGCGCGGGTCACGTGGCCGACATGCTCGACGCCTTGCTGACCCAGGTCGACGAGGCCGCGGACGAAGCGTCGCTGGTGCGCACGGTGCGGGTGCCGGCGGAGCTGGTGGGCGCCTATGCCGACTGGCTGACCGGCTGGCTCGACCGCGCCTGGGACGCCGCCGCGGCGCGGATGGAAGAGGAGACCGGCACGCCGGTCGAGCCGTCCGCGGACATCGCGCTGCGGCACCAGGTGACCGCCGGCAACCTCGCCGCGCACCATGCTGAACGGGCCCGGTTCGAGGTGGTCCAGGCCGCGCTGCGGGGCGACGACCTGGCGCAGCTCGCCAGCGCGTTCGCAGCCGCGATGGACATCCGACTACGCGGGGATCTGACGACCGAGGCGCGGCGGGTGGCGGGCGAGGTCGATCCGGCGTAGCGCGTCAGTTGTGGCAGTTGCAGCGGTTGCATCCGCACCAATCGCGGGAGTACGCAGTGGCGATCGAGGACCTGGCGCAGGCCGTCAGCATCGTGGGGCGGCTGCTGGTGCGGCAGACCACGAACGAGGCGCGGCTGTTCGTGCTGCAGGGGTCGGGGTACGAA